GAGGCGAAAGGCTGGATCGCCGACGGCATGGGCGGCTGGGTTAGGTGCTTGGAGTGCAACCCAGAGCCGGCACCGAAGGTGAGAGGCAATGTGTTGACATTCGCCCGCGGGGCAAAGGTCAAGCGCAGGGTGGTAGTTGACAACGACCTGCCTCCGGCAGCGTGAGGATTTATGGCAAGTAAACCGGGACTCTACGCAAACATTTGGGCCAAGCGTAAACGTATCGCTGAGGGTTCTGGCGAAAAGATGCGTAAGCCGGGAGAGAAGGGCGCGCCGACTGCCAAGGCATTCCGCGATTCGATGAAGACGGCATTGAAGCGCAAGTAATGGCAAAGGCAGCTCTGCTCGGCGACAACGGCGACCAGGACGGGGAAGACCCGTTCGGGTTCCTTCGCAGGGAGGGCCGGAGCGGTCTTGGTGGCGCAGTCGGCAGGCTCCCAAGGCTGGCGCCTAGGGCAACCGCCGGATATGCGGTATCTGGCCTTGGTGGCCCAGAGACGCCGGTAGCGTCTGGCGGCGGGTTGCCTCGCGAATTCGGGAAAAAGGCAGACAAGGTATGAAGACTGCTGCGTGGCAAAGGAAAGAGGGTCAGAACCCAAAGGGCGGCCTGAACGAAAAAGGAAGAGCCAGCTATGCTCGCGAAACAGGTGGAAAGCTTAAGGCACCAGTTAAGTCTGGCGATAATCCGCGCAGAGCTAGCTTTCTGGCGCGCATGGGCAATATGCCTGGGCCAATGGAAAAAGACGGAAAGCCGACCCGGCTCGCTCTAGCCCTAAAGGCGTGGGGCGCCAGCAGTAAGGAAGATGCCAAGGAAAAAGCAAGGGCGATAAGTAAACGAAACAGCACGAAGGTAAAATAATCATGCCGCTAAAGAAAGGTTACAGCCAGAAAACGATCAGCCAGAACATCTCGCGAGAGGTCAAGGCTGGGCGCCCACAGAAGCAAGCCGTCGCCATTGCGCTAAACGTAGCCCGTAAGGCCGCGGGGAAAGGCATGGCAGCACGCAAACTGATGCCGAAGAAGTAATGACCGAAGAGAGAGCAGCACAGGTTAGGCGTGTCCTAGAGCTGGTCGAGGACGGGATGGCTGAGGCCGCTGCCTGTCGGGAAGTCGGGATCAATCGAGCCACGTTCAGGGCGGCGGCGTTGAAGGTAACTTCTGGTGACTCGTACGCGCGCGCGTTAGAGGCTCTTGCTCAAGACCAAGTCGAGAAAGCCGAGCAGGTCATCGAGGATATGAGGAATGGCGTGATCGACGCCCAGCAAGCCCGTGTCGAACTCGATGCCCGCAAGTGGTTCGCCTCCAAGTTCCTGCCGAAGCGATATGGCGACAAGGCCGAGGTCGAGCACTCGGGCAATGTCGGTCTGACGGTCAACGTGGTACGCCTAACCGATGCCGGAAATAAACCTGCCGGCTAACGACTGGAGGCCGCGGCCGTACCAGATGGCAGCGTGGGCTGCGCTCGAGGGCGGTTATAAGCGACTCGCTCTGGCATGGCATCGACGCTCCGGTAAGGACGAGCTGGCCCTGCACTGGGCTGCGGTCTCTGCGATGACCCGGCCGGGGTCGTACTGGCACCTGCTCCCGCTAGCCAACCAATCACGCAAGGCGATCTGGGACGCGGTAAATCCGCACACTGGGCGCCGCCGCATCGATGACGCATTCCCGCTCGAGCTGCGTGACGCGACCCGCGAACAGGATATGTTCATCCGGTTTAAGAACGGGTCAACCTGGCAGGTCGTCGGTTCGGACAATTACAACAGCCTGGTTGGGTCGCCACCGACTGGGGTTGTGTTCTCCGAGTACGCGATGGCAGACCCAAACGCATGGGCTTTCCTGCGACCGATCTTGGCTGAGAATAATGGCTGGGCCATCTTCATCTCGACTCCCCGCGGCCGCAATCACTTTGCTCGACTCGTTGAGTATGCGAAGAAAGACCCGGCATGGTTCGGTCAGGTGCTGACGGTCGAGGATACGAAAGCGATTCCGATGGAGACGATCCATCGCGAGCGCAAAGAGCTCAAGATGGAACGCGGCGACAAGGAAGCCGAGGCCATCATCAGGCAGGAGTATTACTGCGACTTCGACGCAGATATACCCGGCGCCTACTACGGGGACGCGATCTCTCGCGCAGAGCAGGACGGCAGAATCGCGGGGTTCCCGCACATTGTCGGCCAGCCTGTCGGCACGGCATGGGACATTGGCGTGGGTGACTCAACCGTGATCTGGTTCTACCAGTTTGTAGCCCACAGGATACGAATCATCAACGTGCTCGAGGGCAGCGGCGTCGGTCTCGAGTGGTACGCCAAGAAGCTGCTCGCGATGGACTACGTCTATGGAGACCACATCTGGCCTCATGATGGCGCGGTCAAGGAGTGGGGCAGCGGCAAGTCGCGGCTTGAGACTGCTGCCGGCTACGGACTGCGGCCGCGCGTGCTTGAGGCTGACTCGGTGGACGATGGCATACAGGCGGTGCGCCAGATGCTGCCGGTGGTTGAGTGGAACTCAAGCCCAGACCCATTCCCGGGTGAGAGCGCCGATGATGCCAGGGGCCGCATGACCCGCGCATTGGACGCGATCCGGCAGTACCGGCGCGAGTACGATGACCGACTGCAGAAGTTCAAAGACCGGCCACTTCATGACTGGACATCGCATTACGCAGACGCTTTGCGGTATCTCGCGAAGGGTCGGCGCCCGTTCCGGGGCACGGGCGGAAGGGCTCGACCTGGTGCGGCTATAGCAGATTACAATGTCCTAGGCTAGAATCTCGCCTAGGTGTACCTAAGAGGTGTGCGATGAGCGGATTATTCAAGCCAAAGATGCCGAAAATTGAGGCTCCGCCGCCGCCGCCGACGACTGACGAGGCCAAGGTGCGGGAGATTGAATCAAAGCGCCTTGCCCGTCGTCGCGGCCGTGCAGCTACGATGATGTCCACGCCTGAGTCCCGCGGGGCTGGCGGCGTTGGCATGACCCGGTTGCTCGGTGGCGGTTGATGGCAACCAAGAAGATCACGCAATTTAACTCGCTGGCGCAGATCGACCTTGCGTCGGCGACCGACGTTTTGCCGATTGTTGATGTCAATATCCCCGAGACGAAGAAGATTACCGCAAAGGCGCTAGTCGGCGGGTCGATGGCCGATCTAATTGCGACATGGAATAACGTCGCAACCACATTTAACGGCATCAAGCTCGATGTCACGGACACGGCATCTGCCGCCGCATCAAAGCTGATCGATCTGCAGGTAGGCGGCGTTACCAAGTTCAATGTCACAAAGGACGGCAACACGACGATTGCTGGCACGTTAGGCGTGACGGGCGCGACGACGCTATCTGCGGCGCTGACGGTGAATCCGGCAAATGCCGCTATCTCGCTTGCTCCTACCGGAACGGGAACAGTGACCATCAACCCGGCAGCGGCCGGAACGATGAACAACGTGGCGATTGGCGGATCGACGGCTGCCGCGGGGGCGTTTACAACCCTATCGGCATCGAGCACATCCACCCTGACAGGCGCGGCTACATTCAAATCGTCTGCCAGGTCGGACTCGCCAACGGCCGGCATTGGCTACGCGACTGGCGCTGGCGGCACGGCAACCCAGACCACGAGCAAGTCGCAGGGGGTCACGCTCGACAAGATATGCGGAACCATCACGATGGATGCCGCAACCCTTAACCGCGAGACTGCGGTGAGCTTTACTCTGACCAACAGCGCGATAGCCGCTACTGACGTAGTGATAGTCAATATCAAGTCAGGCGCGACAGTGAACGCCTATAACGTAGCGGTGACCGCGGTTGCTGCCGGGTCATGCAGAATTCAATTGCACAACCTTCTCGGTGGCACAGACCTGTCGGAAGCGGTCGTGCTCCAGTTTGCAGTCATCAAGGCCGTAACGGCCTAATCGGAGACAGTCATGGCGACAGGCATTACACTTGTATCGAACGCCAGCGCGACCGGCGCGTGGTATGCGTGGCCGGGCGGCCGCGGCGAATTCCGCGTAGAGGGAACATTCCCGGGCACGGTCAAGCTGGAGACTAAAGGCCCGAACGGCACCGCCCAGGATGTCGGCACCTTTACGACGCTGACCGCCGCTGGCGGCGGAATCTTCGAGCTCGGCGCTTGTGAGATCAGGTGCAACATCGCCACCGCGACAGCCGTCTACGCCGTTGCCCTGCGGATTCCGTCTCCGTCATTC